CCGGGCGTGTACGCCGGGCGCTTCATCTTGCCCGCCTCGCCGTTCTTCTGGGACGGGCCCAGCGGCGTGTGCGGGTAGCGCGCCTTGGCCTTGCCGCTCGCCTGGGACTGTTCCTTCTGGATCGTCTCGGGCGGCACCTTGACCTGGTAGTTGGCGCCGTAGGGGTTGCTCGTCTTCATGACTTTGCTCCTGTGTGGTGAAGCGAGACGGAGTGCTCACGCACTCCATCTTACGCCGATCAGCCCTTGGCGACCACCGCCGTGCCGACGTACTTCGGGCCGATGACCTCGTAGCCGAACACCATCAGGCCACGGATGATGTAGCCGAAGTCGTTCGGGTTGTCGATCATCTGGCACTCGACGATCTGGGACGCGAAGGTGAGACCGGCGCTGTGACCGAACATCACGTAGCTCGCGGGGCCCGGGCTCGTCTGCGTCAGCAGGTTGCGGCTCTGGTAGATCGTGAAGCGGTCGATCTCGCCCACCTTGCCGTTGCGCAGGATGGACACGCCATCACCGGCCAGCGACGCGATGCGCAGATCGGACTTCTTGATCAGGGCGATGAACCACGGCGGCGCCACCATCCAACGGCCCTCGTCCGACACGTTCTGCTCGTCGAGCACCGTGCCGCAGTCGACGATGAAGTCCACCACGTCGGTCTTGGAGACCGTGCGCGGCGTCGTCGAACTGCCGAGGTTGATGTTGGCCGAATCGGCGCCGGCGGTGTTGCCCGAGTTGGCCGCCGCCACGTCCGCAGGGATCGTGGTGAGCATGTCCGCGTCGGCCGCAATGCGCAGCTGGATCGAACCGTCGTTGGCGAAGATGTCGGCCAGGTCGAGGTCCGACTGGCGCGAATCCACCGTCGACAGCGCGACCGCGAACGACTTGGCCTGGTCGATGGCCAGCGTCACCGAGTTGTTGGTCGGGTACTGCGGGTTGAGGCCCGCGCCCACCACGTAGTCGGAGACGGTCACGTCCGGGATCGTGCGGATCTTGACCTGCGCGCCGAAGCCCGCGATCTCGCCCTCGTAGTCGGTCGAGGCGATCTCGCCGAACACGGTGGTCTTGTAGAACTTCTCGACCAGCTTGGCCGAGTACAGTTCCGGGTTGAAGTTGATGGTGCCTGCCGGGCCGTAGTCCGGAAGACCCGATGCGATGGGAACGCCCATGGTGTGCTCCTGTGCGAAAGGCGTTGCCGGTCACCTACCGGCGCGGGAGCCTCAACCTCGCTTCGAACTCTGCGCGTTCCTTGTCCGTCACGAATCCGACATCACCGGGCTTCTTGGTTGCTGAGCGCTTGAAGAAGTCCTTGATCTCGGCCTGAGTCGGGTAGCCCGTTCCGGCGCCACGCGGCAGTTGGGGAGGGGTGTCACCACCAGTCGCTCCGCTGCCGCTTGGTGCAATCGGGGGTTCCGGCACCTGCGGGGCGGCCGCAGCCGCTTGCGCGAGGTATGCCTGGAACATCTTCACCACCTTCGGCGCGTCGAGACGCGCGCAATGGCGAGTGAGGATCTCCTGCCGAACCAGTCCAGTCGCTGCGTCTTCCTCGTCCAGCCAGGTCAGCCAGCCCTCGTCTTTGTCGAGGACTCGGTAGTCCGGGACGGCCTCTTCAACGGCCTCTTCGAACTCTCGCACCTTGCGCGCCGCTTCGGCTTCCGAGTCCTCCTGCTGCCGGGTGAGCAGCGGCTTGATCTCGGCGGTCACCGTCTCGCGAGCGACCTTCATCGCTGCGTTCACGGCGGCCTGGGCCATCGCGGTTGCGTCGTCTTCGCCGAGGTTCTTGATCTGCTCGGGTGTGAAGAACTCCGCGAGGTTGATCGTGGCCTGGGGCGTCGAGGTGGGCGTCGCCTGCTGCAGACGGAGGATTTCCGTTCGCAACTGATCGTTTTCCTGACGGAGCGTGCCGATCGCTGCCTTGTGCTCGTCCTCTCGGGCGCGGAGTCGACCGGCGACGGCTTCGAAGCGATGCTTCCAGTACGTCGGGTCGCTGTGCCGCGGATCCTCGGGCGGGTTGGGCGCCTTGGGTGTGTTGGCGTCAGGGACGGCGGCCACAGGTGCGTTCGGTTCATCCGAGGGCGCCACTGGTGCCGTGGGCTCCGGGTCGGCCAGATTCGGGGTGCGCGGGGTGGTAGCCGCCGCAACACGCCGCACAACGGCGCGAGGGAGTCGCGTTTCATTCGAAGGCTGTGAAGCCTGCTGCATGTGGGTTCTCCGAGGTCCGGGGCGCGATCAGCGTCCGGGGAATCGGTTGCGCAGGGGGCCGGAGGCGAGCCCTACTGTTGGTGCGGTACGGGGCGAGCCTGTGAGGTGACAGGGGCCCCGTTCCGGGTCAGCTTCTGCTCGGCCTGTGCGATGTCGGCGATCAACTCGTCGACTGCGAGAGCCCGTCCTTGCCAGCGGAGAACCTCTTCCCCGGTGGTGGATCGCAGCTTGTCGTTGCACTCGGTCTGCTTGGCTTGAAGCAACTGCAGCAGACGGCGGCCATCTGGTGACTTGGACAGTCGCGCCAGGAAGGCGAGGTCGTCAGTGCTCAGTCGCATGCGTGACGATTCTATGCTCTCAGGTTATGAAATCGCAAGTCATCCATCCAATTCGATCTGACGGGCAAGCGCTTCGGCGCGCGTGCGGTTGATCTCCCGCTTGCGTAGGTCGTCCAGCTGCGTGCGAACCTTCGTCAGTTCATCGGTTCGGGCTGTCAACAACTTCTCCAATGCCGCCATCTGCTTCGTAAGCGCTTGCACCGCCCCTTCAACGAAAGCCGTCATCTCCTGCTCCAGTCGAACCACCGGATCCACCGCTGCCGGCGCGGCGGCCGGCGCCGCAGGGGTGGGCGCGGCGGCGGCGGCGGCGGCGGCGGCCGCAGGGGCAACCGCCGGAGCGGCAACCACTTGCGGAATCGGGAGGTCGATCTCCGATGCCGTCACCGGCGCAACCCGAGCCTTGACCTCTCCGATGCCTGTACTGCGCGGCTTCGTCCTCTCCACCAAGCCCTTCAACAAGGGGCTCGGCGCAGCCTTGGCGACCTCAGCGGGCGCTTCCTCGTGCTTGCGCTTGCGCTTGATCGGCTTAAACCGGACATTGCGGTTCTCGCCCAGGATCTCGGCGGCGTTGTACTGCGAGACCGTGATTTCGACTGCGCTACCGACAAACGACGGGGTGCCGCCCGCAGGCGACTGCGCAATGACCTGGCCCGCCGGGGCTTCGGTGGTCAGTACCAGCGTCACCGTTGCCAGCAAGCCCGCAGCGTGCAACGCGGTCTCGGCGGTTTCCTGATCGTTGCCGACGACATCCGGCACCGTGGTGGGCGTCACCGCCCGCGGGTTGCCTACGGCGCTGAGCACCCCTTCGACCGTGATCGGCGCGATGACATCCAGCAGGAACGGGCCGCCGGCCAGCAGATCGCCGGTCAACGCCGCCGTAGCGGTGGCCGCGATCGCGCCGGTGGCCTCCACAGTGAAGGGACCACCGGCCAGCAGATCCCCGCTGATAGCTGCAGTGCCTGCGAGGGCAACAGGTGCTGCCGGCGTGAGGTTGAACGGCGCAACGAACTGCAGCGCGCCGGAGATGCTGAACGCCCCCGCCACCGCAACCGGGGCGGTGAGCGCGAGGTTGAACGGCGCGACGTAGGTGAGATCGCCCTGAATCTGCGCGGCGCCCGCCAACGGGATCGCGCCAGTGGGTGTCAACGCGAAGCCGCCAGGCGATCCGTAGGCAAGATCACCAGACACCTGAGTAGCCGCTCCGAACAACACAGTGCCGCTTTGCGCGATCTCCCACGCGAAGCCGACATCCCCCGTTGCGGCCAGCGCGCCGTCAAGTGCGAGCGCCCCGGACTGTGTAAGCGCCCAAGAGAAGCCGATGTCCCCGGTGGTGCTGAGCGCCCCGGAGAGCGCAACGGCGCCGGTCGGCGACAAGGCCCAGGCAAGGCCTAGATTACCCGCCACCGTTGCAGTGCCTGTAGCGGCGATCACGCCGCTCTGTGCCAGTGCCCACGCAAGACCCAGATCGCCAGCGACCGCCGCCGACGCCGCCACCGCAACGGCGCCGTTCTGCACGAGGGTGAGCGCCGACGTGGTGCTGATGTCCCCGGCAACGGTCAGCGCGGCGGCCACCGGAGTGATGTCCAACGGCGCGACGAGCTCAAACACATCGCCGCCGGTGTCAACGTCTCCGGAAACTGCCAGTGCGCCCGCGATGCCGATAGGCGTCGTCTGGGTCAGCACAATGTCGGTAACGAGAACCGTGCCGAAACCGAACGGCCACAATGCCACTGCAGAAGCGAAGCCCCGCGCGGCAGCGATTGTGAGGTCCGCGTTGGTGGTGGCCGTGCCCGCGATACCCAACGTCCCGCTCTGGGCCAGGGTGAACGGGGCGACGTAGGCTAGATCACCGGACAACGCCGCCGCCCCGGCTACCGCGAGCGCGCCACTCTGCGTGATGGTGGCTGGAGCAACGTAGGTCAAGTCGCCGGTCACCGCGGCTGACCCTGCCACCGCGAGCACACCGCTTTGCGTGATGGTGGCCGGAGCAACGTAGGTCAGATCACCGGCCAGCGCCGCCGCGCTGGAAATGCCGATCACGCCACTCTGCGTGAGTACGATCTGGGCGGTGATCCCCAGATCGCCCGACAGTGTGGGCACGCCGGTAATGGCGATCGCGCCGCTTTGCGTCAGCACCGCCGGCGCAACGTAGGTCAGATCCCCTGATAGCGCAGCCGCGCCGGCGAGCCCTATCGCTCCGGTCTGGGCAAGAGTGAACGGCGCGACGAAGGACAGGTCACCCGCGATCGCGAGCGCACCCGTAGCAGCAACCGCGCCCGACTGGGTAAGGGTGAGCCCCGAGGCGGCCGCGCCGAAGCCGAATGGCCACAGCGCAACAGCGGAAGTGAAGCCGCCGGACGGCGCCGCTGCTGGCGAAATCGGAACGGGGTAGCCGACCCCCGGCAGGAGCCGCTTTTTGTATGGGCGCCCGCCAATCCGCTTGGCCATGCGTTACCTCACCCGCGCAGGGTCGTGAACGTCCCGTTGTACGTGGTGGCGGTCGTCGCGCCCTTGCAGATCTCGAGGAACGCGAGACATGCGTCGTCGAAGATGCGCTCTAGGCTGATAGAGGTCGTCAGACCGTCTTTCTCACACACGAAGTTCGCAATGCCGCAGGGCATGAACGCGATCGGGTGCCCGATGGTGAAGTCGATCGCGCCCGAGGCCACCGCCGCGCTGCACTGCATCTGGTCGAGCTGCTGGATCCCCGAGTCGCCCGAGGCCAGCGGCGCGAACCAGGTGCCGGCCGGCTGGTCCAGGCGGTTGATGATGTTGGAGCTGTTGCCCGTCACGCTGGGCAGGGTTGCCGCCGCGTTGCCGTCCTGGTCCGTGTAGGTGCAGGTGGTCCAGTTGTGGGCCGTCGCCGGCAGCGCGGTCCGGCACTCGATCATCAGGAAGTTGTTTTGCGCGTAATCGGCCGCGCCAGGCGTGGTGCTCTGGTAGCGCGTCGGGACGCCAGTCACCGCCTCGGTGGCGGTGCTGTTCATCGTCTTCGTGACCGAGAACAGGCGGTCGTACAGCAGCAGCGTGTTGGCCGCGACCGAGGCGATGGGGTTGCCGAAAACGAAGTGTTGGGTCGCGCCGCCGGTCGGGTTGTCGAAGGCCCAGGAGCCAGTCGTCGCATCCGTGGGCACCGTGCCGCCAGGCGCCGCCGCGGCCGCCGCGCCGGCCGCCGGCTGCGAGCCGACGAACCAGAGGGTATTCGTGGCGTTGACCACGCCGGTCGTGCCGGACTTGAGGAAGGAAAACGTCCGGTTGCCACCGCCGAAGTAGGCCGCCAGCGCCTGGTCGAGCGAACCGATGGCGCCCGACTGCCGGCGCACGCGAGCCATGCGGGCGCGCTGCATGCGATGGTGCCTGCGGATGATGTCGTCGGCCCGGTCGATCGCGGAAACCTCGTAGCCGGCATCTATGGCGCCGATGAAGTCGCCGTCCTTCGTGGCGTACACCAGGCCTGGAACGCCATGCACAGCAATCGGCTTGCCGTACCACTTGGCATCGCGGTTGCACATGGCCGCACTCAGCTGCGCCACCTTGTCGGCGCCGAGCCAGCGTTCAAGACGGTCGGAGTGGGTGTGTCGCATGTTCAGTCCAGTCCGGTCAGGATGTCAGCGCCAGCCGTGAAGGTTCCTGTCTTGGTGTACTGCGTGGTGGAGCCGTCGGTCTTGCGCACGGTGATCGTCGGGCCGCTGATCGTCACATCGTTGCGCAGCGAGGTCGTCTCCAGCCACTCGGTGCCGGCGATCAGCGCCTCGTACACGTTGGCCGGCAGCACCTCGCATTCCACCCGCACAGGCAGTGCGCCGGTCGGGTGGCAGAAGATCACGAGCGGCCCGAGCGTGTTGGTGTCGGTGGAGTCCAGTACCGCGTAATAGATGCCGTTGCTGATGTGCGTCGCGCCGCCGCTGTTCTTGTTGGCGAGCGTGGTCGCGCCGGACTTCCACAACTTGATGTCCGTATTGGCGATCGACAGCGCGGTCTTCTCGGTGTTGCCGTCCGTCGAGTCCACGAAATAGCCGAGAGGGATCTCCTGGCTGGCCGTGCTTTGCTTGAGTCGGAGAGTCATGAGATCCCCTGTTGTTGAAGCTGATGCATTGCTGCGGGAACGTTGGAAGAAGCCGCCTCGGCAGCCCAATACGCCAGCGTAACGAAGTTCTGCGGGCTCGACGTGGCGGTGAAAGTAGCCGCCACTGCCGAGGTCGAGGTCAATCGCTTGGTCTCGCTGGTCGTGTAAGAGCCATTCGCAGTATTGACGCTCGTGTAGGCGCTGCTCAACGAGAACCCAGTGCCGACATTGACCGTGGTCCCGTTGTACTCAGTGCTGATGCCGAGCAGCATCCCGGGTTGCGAGCCGGGGGTCAGGTTCGTGGACGTGAGGCCATCCGCGCCTGTCCCTGGCGCCGTTTGTGCCTGCCCGATCAGCGACCCGGAACCGGTCAGCCCCGAGAACCGATGCACCGCAATGCCGCGGAAGGCGTTTGCTGTGCCGAAGTTGGCCTGAACCGTGAACGTTCCAGCCGCACAGTTCGCGCACTCGAAGCACGCCTGAACGTCACCACTGTTTGCTGTCACCTGGGAACCGACAGCCGAGTAGGTGTTCGTGCCATCGGTGACGGTGATCGTTGTCGCACCACCAGCCGTGACCCACACGACTGCCCGCTCACCGCCGGTATAGGTGCGAGAGGTCGAAATCGACGAACCGCTGGCACTCGCCCCAGCGGTCACTACGGTGTCGAGTTCAGCGAAGGCCATGTCAGTTCACCGTGATGGTGGTGCCGGTGGTGAATCGAAAGTTCGTGGCATCCCACGTCTGCCCACCGCTGTTTGAGTTCGCCGGCCGCACCGTGAAAGCGTTGGCTTGCGTGGTGCTGAACGAACTCGGCATCTTTAGATGAACCGCATACGAGCCCGTGGACGTGCCGCCAGGAATTGCGCAGTTCACGCGCACCAGCGTGCTTGAGGTCGCCTGCGGGTCGAGCTCGCGCAGCTGCGTCGACGAGAAGCAGTTGATCGTGGTCCCGCCGTTGACCAGCTGCACGTTGAGCCGCCGCTGGTCGAAGATGCGCGCCCACCCGACGTTGCGCATGTTCACGTCGAAGGTCGCCACGCCCCCACGGCTAACGCTGGTCGGGTGCGTGATGTCGTCGTACTGGAAGCGGTAGCCCATCAATCGGCCGACGTCGGCCAAGCAACCGCCGGAAGACCAGGCCGCCAAGAAAATCGGCGCGTAGCTCGCGTTGATGTGCGAGAGGTGGTAACGCGGGCCCTCGTTCATGATGCCGCCTGCCAGCCCTTGCGTGTCCGTCAATCCGGTGCACGAGCTTCGCTTCTCGGCTGCAGCGCCGGACGAGTCCTGGCACGTCTCCCCGCCGAAGATCGTGTACTTCGAGGCCTCCTGCACATAGGCGGCCTGCTGCGCTGCCGTCATCGTGCTGGTGAAGCCGGTGATCGTGCCGACGTAGGTATAGAAGCTCGAATCGCCGTTGCCGGTCAGGTAGCAGTCGGAGTGGAAGCCGGTGCGCCCCTTGAGGTTGCCCTTGAGAAAGTCTGCCTTGGTCGGCGGCGTCGTGCCGCTGAACCACGTTTCGCGCGGGAAGACCTGAGTGAGCTCAAGCTGCACGCCGGTCGGCACCATGTCTGCCACCGCGTTGAAGACGTTCGTCTTGTCGGTCACGTCGTTGTTGTCGGTGCAGGACGTGGCCCACTCACCGAAGTCGCAGCGGAACCCGACCTGAACGTAGGCGAGGATGTCCCGATGCGTCCACAACAGCGACTTGATGGCCGCGGCCTGCGCAACCATCTGCGACGCTGTGCCAGTCGAAATAAACCGAAGCCCGGCCATCACCCCCGCCGAGCGGATGGTGTTGAAGCAGTTGCCCCAGGTTGTCAGCGTTCCGCCCGAAGGAACGCCGGTGCCGATGGTGGTGACGAGGTTGGCCAGCGTCGGCGTCGGGCTGATCGGTGTGGGCAGCCCCGCAGCGTCGGCTGGCCAGTTCGGAAGGTCGATGCCGTTGCAGTCATCGAGTGACCCGGACTGGAAGTGCCAGCCGCGACCGGGGTTCTGGAAACTGGTCGTGGTGTCGGCCGTGAACGTCGCATTGGGGGCGGCCTGCGCGGC